GAGTTCTACAACACATCATTATCATACATTGATGGGAATGGTTCTATAGAGGAGGATGAGTTTTATTTCTTATCTTTGCTTCAGTTTGATAACTTGTCAGATACTGACAAGCATTACACTCATAATCAATCAGTTGCTGGATCAACATGGAGTATTAGTCATAACCTTAATAAGTTTCCATCTGTAACAGCTGTTCTTTCAACGGGACAAAAAGGTTATGCAGATGTTACATATATAGACGAAAACAATTTAACAATAACATTTGCCAGCGCAGAATCTGGTAAAGCATACATGAACTAACTATGGCAATACCATTCTTAAATAACATTGACCTCGATAATAACGAGTTACAAAATGCAAAGCTTCATATAACTGGATCAGCTCTTACAGCTGCTGGTCAGATATATTTTGATAGCGATGACAACTTAGCTAAATACTATTCTAACGGGGTAGACACTTGGATATCTTTAAAAGAATACAGCTTTGGTAGTGGAACATTTGTAAACCTATCAACAACAGGCACTACAGCTAAACCTATAATAACAGCGGATTTATCTGCAACAGGAACACCTGATGCGACTAAGTACTTGAGAGGTGATAACGCGTGGGAGCCAATAACATCTATACCTGGAACTTACACGTTCGACGTAACAGCAGACACTGGAACTGATCAAACCGTAAATAGCGGTGACACTTTAAGTATAGCTGGAGGCACTAACATTAGTACGGTTGTAGGTTTAGTCGATACTGTGACTGTTAATCTAGATGACAATATAGATTTAGCAGGTACACTAACCGTTAGTGGAACAGGTCAATCTAGTTTTGCTGGTCAAGTAACAATACCAACAACACCGTCTGCTTCTACCGATGCAGCTTCTAAAGCATACGTCGATAGCTCTGTAGCTGGAGGTTTAGTTTACCAAGGCGGATATAACGCTGCTACAAACACACCTGATCTAGATTCTTCACCAAGCTCATCTATTGAAAAGGGTTGGACGTATACAGTGACTGCTGACGGTAGTTTCTTTACGGAACAAGTTAGAGTTGGTGACGTATTAATATCAGAAGTAAACTCTCCAACTGCATTATCTGACTGGACAACTGTACAAAATAATATTGATTTAGCAAGTGCATCGCAGATAGGTATTGGAAATGTAGCCTCATCAACTGAAGATGAACTTCTTGGCATAAATGTAACTTACAATGCAGGAGGTACTGCCTTTGTTGGATTAGATATAGATGGATTAGGTGCTATCTCTACTATCAGTGATCCAGGAGACAATTATGTACCTTTTTATGATGATGCTAACGGCATCAACCGAAAAATTGCTATTGATTATCTTGCAACGGAATTAAACGGTTTAACTTCAAAAGCTTTTACAATAACGGACACAGCAACTGTAACGCATAGTTTAGGTAGAGACGTAATTATTCAACTATATGACAATGTAACATTTGAAACGGTATATGCTGATGTAGATCGTATATCAGTAAGTCAAGCAACAATTACTTTTGCTACAACTCCAACTAACTCAATTAGAGTGTTGGTACAAAAAATAGGATAAAATTTAATTTATGGCTAATCGGTTTTTAAATAATATAAAAATAAACGATGAGTATACTCTGCCTAACGCAGATGGTACTGCTGATCAGGTAATAACAACAGATGGCGCAGGTCAGCTTAGTTTTGTAGACCAAGGCACTATAGCAGCAGAATCAGCAGAAGTGGTTGAGGTACCTGTTAAAAATGTTCACACAGCGACTATACTAAAAGGTACACCTGTTTACATATTTGGATCTGTAGGATCTTCTGGTAGATTAGAAGTAAAACCAGCAGACGCAAGTGTTGCTGGGTCAATGCCAGCATTAGGTTTGTTAAAGCAGGACCTAGCTGTGAATGCAGAAGGGTTTTGTGTTATCAGCGGTAAGCTTAGAAACCTTATAACATCTCCAATAGATGGTGCTACCACCAATGATGGTGACGTGGTGTATGTAAAAGCTGGCGGAGGTCTTACAACAACAAAACCTACGGGTAGTGCTAATCTTATACAAAACATGGGTAAGGTTGGTGTTAGTAGTACGTCTAGTAATGGTACTTTTGTTGTATCTTCAATACTTAGATCAAACGACGTCCCTAACCTTACAACTGGTAAGATATGGGTTGGTGATGGAAATACTACAGAATCTACGGTTGTGCACCTAGATGAGACTAATGGTCGTATGGGTATAGGTACAACTAGTCCTAGTCAAAAGTTAGAAGTTAATGGAAATATTGAAGCCACTGCATTTAATACTAGTGGTGTCAGTTATTCTAGGTTTAGTAATGACGCTTATATACATGCTTCCTCGGGTAATGATATAGTTTTAGGTGGAGGTATTGGAGGTTATCAAAATGATATCGTAATTTCTGGAGGAGTAATTAAAGCTTCTAGTACTGGTAATCATTATTTCAGTAACGGTAATGTAGGTATTGGAACTACTAGTCCTCAAGAAAAACTACACGTTCAAAACTATACTACTGGTGAATCTCATCAAGCTATGTTTAAAGGAGGAGCTGTAACAGTTGGTGATTATGCTTACATAAGCTTAAGCAACGGTTATGCTGCAGAATACACTAAAGAAGTAAGGCTTGCGGCGGTGGCAGAAGATGGTGCTTCCAATAAAACAGGTTTTGCAATACTAACATCCCCAAATTCTAGTGGAGCTAGTGGACATGAAAGATTAAGAGTAACAAATGACGGTAACGTAGGTATAGGAACTACAAGTCCAGCAGCACAGCTAGAAATAAATGATGCTTCTGCTCCTTTCATGAGATTTGGTAGAGCTGCTTCGTATTGGTGGGAAATAGGACACACTGCGAGTGACTTTCAATTTAATTCTGCAACTGGTGGGACTATAATGCATTTAGAATATAATGGTAACGTAGGTATTGGTACTACTACTCCAGACTCCAAACTACAAGTTGACGGAGGTATTCAGATGGCTGACGACACAGATGCGGCATCTGCCAGCAAAGTAGGTACGTTAAGATATAGAACGTCAGGAAATAATAGTTATGTAGATATGTGTATGCAAACTGCAGCATCAACATATGCTTGGGTAAACATAGTACAAAACACTTGGTAATATGGCAAAAATAATACAATCTGACTCGTTTCACGGTCAAACAATGTTTTTAAATTGGAGGCACTACCACAGTAATACATCTGTGAACACTCTTTATGACACAGGTATGAGCACTGCTTTTCCGTACGCATACAGTACAATAATACCACCGTTTAAAGGTTGTGTTAGTAAAGTTAATATAGTAGACAACCCTTATAGCTCATACAACCAGGGTCCTGCAGGTAGTTCTGCTACCCTACATGTTTATGTTAATGGAGAATTGTCTCAATCAAGAACACTATCTTATGGTAACAACGCTGGTGAAGTTATTTCATTTGATTTTTCAGAAACAGCTACATTCAACGCTAATGATAAGATAGTTTTAAGGTTTCAAGCTAATGGAATTTGGAGATACATCAACAGTAGTACGTTATTAAAAGAACTAATTTAAAAAATAAACATTATGATAAATTACACATGGAATTGCAGAACAGTAGATGTATATCCAACAGAAGGAGGTAACGCAGATGTAGTATACAACGTACACTACAGGGTAGCTGGTGAAGATAGTGAAACAGCTATTATAGCGGATCATATAGGAACTAAAATATTAGACACGTCTAATATAACAGATTTTATACCTTTTTCTGATTTAACAAACGAGCAAGTCGTTGATTGGACAAAAGCGTCATTAGGTGATGAAACCATAACTGTTATTGAGAAAACAATTGCTGATCAAATATCAGAGAAAGAAAACCCTACGTCTATCACAATGCATATAGAGGATTAAATTAAAATTACTTATATTTGCTATAATAAAATTAAATAATAATGAGTAAAATTAAGGAAGATCAACTAAAAAAACTTCAAGAGTTGGTAGGTAGTATAAATAATATTCAAGCACAGGTAGGTGGATTAGAGTTTCAAAAGCACCAACTACTTCATCAAGTGTCAGATATACAGGGTGAGTTAAATTCTTACCAAAAAGAACTTGAGCAGGAATATGGAAAGGTATCTATAAACCTTCAGGACGGAACTTTATCTGAAGATAATGGAGATTAGAAAGATATCTATAGGAGCTGACTATAAGTCTAGTTCTATGCATTATATATATGGTCAAGGGGTTTTAAATAACCAATACTATATACATCTGATACAGTATGATGAGGAATCTGAATCTTATAAAATATGGATAGAGAGGGATGGTGAAATTTTACTTTGGAAAAAGTTTAATAGGAATATGCCTATATCTATAGAATTTAATATAAACTTTTAATGAGGTCACCTTTTAACTTTATTGTGCGTCCGCATAATGGAAGGAGGTATGATAATATAAAGAATGTTGGTGGAATAGATTTAATAACTAGCACATCACAGGAAGATCATACAACATCTAACCGATATGCAACTGTGGTGTCTACACCTATTAATTACTCAGGTGATATAGAGCCAGGTGACACGCTTATTGTGCATCATAATGTTTTTAAGTACTACTACGACATGAAGGGTCGTCAAAAAAGTGGAAGAAGTTTTATTAAGGACGACTTATTCTTGGTTGATGACTTTCAGTATTATATGTATAAGCGTAATGATGTTTGGAAGTCTAAGGATGAGTTTTGTTTTATAAGACCGATACCTAAGGAACAGATTTATATATACAGTCCTGGTGTGGAACAACCATTGATGGGTGAGATTGTATACACAAATAACATTCTACTTTCTTACGGATTAGATGTAGGAGATGTTGTATCCTTTAGACCAGACTCGGAATATGAGTTTAATATAAATGGTGAAAAACTATATAGAGTAAGGACTGACTGGATAACATGGACTCAAGAAAAATAAAGATAGAGATAATAAGGGCAGCTGAGAAGGCTGTTCAGGAGCTTATAAAGGTAGCTAAGGAGGATATTATTAAGAAGGATCTTGATGATCTATCTCCAGAGATTGCTGCCGATAGGTTAAAGAATGCTGCTGCATCTAAGAAGCTTGCTATATTTGATGCGTTTGAGATACTGTCTAGAATAGAGTCAGAGAAGGAACTTATAGAGAGCTCTGGTTCTGACACAAAAAACATGAACAGCTTTGCAGAAAGAAGAGCAAAATAAAGACCTTTACACTAAAGTCTATCCTGTTACAGATAAGGCATTAAAGTCAAAGAACAAGGCTAAATCATTTAAGTATGGTTATGATGAAAAGTATGACATTGTTGTCATATCTAAGGATGGTACTGTTGGTGATATTATTAATATAAACGGTTTAAAGATAGCCTTACCATCTACACCAAAGAAAGTACACAAGAGGAGCACTAAGAGGTCTGAACAGTATTGGGAGGTATCTGAATATCCAAAACAACTACAAAAAATAAAATCTATATTCCAATGGAACGAGTCTCCTAAGGATTTCAAGTCTAGTTGGGTAGATTATATTGAGCAGGAGTTTGACAGAAGGGATGACGGTTATTGGTTCTACAATAATGGTAATCCTACCTACATAACAGGTACACACTACATGTACTTGCAATGGACTAAGATTGATGTCGGTCATCCTGACTTTCGTGAAGCAAATAGAATATTCTTTTTATATTGGGAGGCTTGCAAGGCTGATGATAGGTGTTTCGGGATGGTTTATTTAAAGATACGTCGTTCTGGATTTTCATTTATGTCTTCAGCTGAGTGTGTTAACACAGCAACACTAGCAAAAGATTCTAGGGTGGGTATATTATCTAAGACAGGTTCTGATGCTAAGAAGATGTTTACGGATAAGGTTGTACCAATATCTAGTAACTATCCTTTCTTCTTTAAGCCTGTACAGGATGGTATGGATAAACCTAAAACAGAGCTTGCGTACAGGGTTCCTGCATCTAAGATAACAAAGAAAAATATGTATGACTCTGAGGAGGATATAGATGGGTTGGACACTACTATTGATTGGAAGAATACTGACGATAACTCTTATGATGGGGAAAAACTTTTACTACTGGTTCATGATGAATCTGGTAAGTGGATTAAACCAAATAATATATTAAACAATTGGCGTGTAACAAAAACCTGTCTAAGGCTAGGTAGTAGGATCATTGGTAAGTGTCTAATGGGTTCTACATCAAATGCACTAGAGAAGGGTGGTAATAACTTCAAGAAGTTATACTACGATTCTGATCCTAACAACAGGAACTCTAACGGACAAACAAAGAGTGGTATGTATAACATATTCATACCTATGGAATGGAATATGGAAGGTTTTATAGATAGGTATGGTATGCCAGTCTTAGACAATCCAAAAAAGCCTGTTATAGGTATCAATGGTGATAAAATAAAGCAGGGTGCTGTAGAGTATTGGAACAATGAGGTTGATTCTCTTAAGAACGATCCAGATGCTCTTAATGAGTATTATAGACAGTTTCCAAGGACAGAGTCTCATGCATTTAGAGATGAAAGCAAGAGCTCTATATTTAGCCTGACTAAGATATATCAGCAGATGGATTACAATGATAATCTTATACGTGATAAGGTTTTGGTTAAGGGGTCATTCCATTGGAAGGATGGAAAGAAAGATACAGAGGTTTTCTGGACTCCTGATAACAGGGGTAGGTTTTTAATATCTTGGATTCCAAATCAAAAATTACAGAACAGGATAGATATAGTAAACGGATCTAAGTCACCTGGCAACGCTCATATAGGTTCCTTTGGTTGTGATAGTTATGATATATCAGGAACTGTTGGTGGTGGTGGATCTAATGGTGCTCTTCATGGACTTACTAGATTTCATATGGATGACGCTCCTGTAAACGAGTTTTTTTTGGAGTATGTGGCAAGACCTCAGACAGCAGAAATATTCTTTGAGGATGTTTTAATGGCTTGTGTATTTTATGGTATGCCTATACTTGTAGAAAACAATAAACCAAGGCTACTATATCACTTTAAAAACAGAGGTTATAGAAAGTATTCATTAAACAGACCTGATAAGCCTACCAGGAACCTTTCTAAGACAGAGTTAGAGCTTGGGGGTATACCTAACTCATCTGAGGCAGTAAAACAAGCACACGCATCAGCTATAGAGACATACATAGAGAAGTATGTTGGCTTAGATATTGAGGGCAACTATAGGTCTTCTGACGAGATGGGTTCTATGTACTTCTCTAGGACGCTACAGGATTGGGCTAGGTTTGATATTAATAATAGAACTAAGTTTGATGCATCTATTAGCTCTGGTTTAGCTATCATGGCTAATCAAAAACATACATTTAACGACATTAAAAAACAGTCAAAAATAAGCATTAACTTTGCAAGATATAATAACCAAGGACGATTTAGTGAAATAATTAGATGAAAGAGATAAATATATCTGTAAACTCGTCTTCATTTCCCAGCCAGTATGTACCTGACTCTAAGAAGAATACAAAAGAGTTTGGTCTACAGATAGGTCAAGCCATTCAGTATGAGTGGTTCAAGAGAGATAATGGAGGTTCAAAATTTTACAACCAATGGGATGCCTTCCATAAACTAAGGCTATACGCTAGAGCAGAACAATCTGTAGCTAAATATAAGAACGAACTATCTGTAGACGGAGACTTGTCATACATGAACTTAGACTGGACACCTGTCCCAATAATTCCTAAGTTCATAGATATAGTTGTGAATGGAATGGCAGACAGAATGTTTGACATTAAGGCTTATGCTCAGGATGCAATGTCCGCAGAAAAGAGAAACAGTTATCAAGACAATATAGAGGCTGATATGGTCTCTAAGGACTTATTGACGCAAATAAAAAATGACTTTGGTGTTGATGCATTTAATACATCACCAGAAGAGTTACCAGAGACAGATGATGAGTTACAGTTGCATATGCAACTTAACTATAAGTCGTCTATAGAGTTAGCTGAAGAGGCGGCTATAAATACTATACTTTCTGAGAACAAGTATGAGGATACTAGAAAAAGAATTGTGTATGACATAACCACACTAGGTATAGGTGTTGCAAAGCACGAGTTCTTACCTGGAGCAGGTATTGTTGCTAAGTATGTAGACCCAGCTAATGTTGTATATAGCTATACTGAAGACCCTAACTTTAATGATTGTTTTTATTGGGGTGAGGTTAAGACAGTACCTATAACTGAGGTTGTAAAGATAGACCCTAGTATAAGTAACGAAGATTTAGAGGCTATTGGAAAATACAGTCAGGCATGGCATCAGTACTCTCATTCTACACAGTATTATGATAATTCTATATTTAGTAATGACAGCGTAACACTTTTATATTTCAACTATAAGACCACAAAGAAGATGGTCTATAAGAAGAAGGGTGAAAAAGTTATTGAGAAGGATGATGAGTTTAATCCACCACAAGAGATGATGGATGAAAGAGGGTTTGATAAGATTGAGAAGAAGATAGAGGTATGGTATGAGGGTGTTATGGTTATGGGTACAAACATCATACTTAGATGGGAGTTAGCTAAGAATATGGTAAGACCTAAGTCTGCATCTCAAAACTCAAGTTCTAATTATGTTGCTTGTGCTCCAAGGATGTATAAGGGTAATATAGAGTCATTACTTAGACGTATGGTTCCTTTTGCGGATCTTATACAGATGACTCACCTTAAACTACAACAGGTAATACAGAAGGTTGTTCCAGATGGTGTATTTATTGATGCTGATGGTATTAATGAGGTTGACCTTGGTAATGGAGCAGCATACAGCCCTGAAGATGCACTTAGGCTATACTTTCAGACAGGTTCTGTTGTTGGTAGAAGTTATACTCAGGATGGAGAGTTTAATAATGCAAGAGTTCCAATACAGGAACTTTCTAAGAATAGTGGTCAGGGTAAGATAGGAAGCCTTATAGGTAGTTATAATCATTACCTACAGATGCTTAGAGATGTAACTGGACTTAATGAGGCTCGTGATGGTTCAATGCCTGATCCAAACTCATTAGTAGGGTTACAGAAGCTTGCAGCATTAAATAGTAATACAGCAACTAGACATATATTAGACGGTACTTTGGATATAACTAGAGACCTAGCTGTAGCACTTTCATGTAGAGTATCTGATGCTTTAGAATATCATCCATACAAGGATGAATTTATAATGCAGATAGGCAAGTATAATGTAAACCTACTTAATGATATTAAGGACTTACACATATATGACTTTGGAATATTTATAGAGATGGCTCCTGACGATGAGCAGAAGCAACAGCTAGAACAAAATATTCAGGTGGCTCTCTCTCGTGACGCTATTGATTTGGATGATGCCATTGATATACGTGAGGTTAGAAATGTAAAGCTAGCTAATCAGCTATTAAAGGTTAAAAGAAAAAGAAAAGAAAAAGACAGACGTGCTTACGAGATGCAGAAGGTTCAGCAACAACAGCAAGGACAGATGCAGTCTCAACAGATGGCTGCTCAGGCTGCTGCTCAGAAGATACAGATGGAAGCTCAGGCTAAGATGCAGATTTCTCAAGCTGAAGCAGGTTTCTCATTAGAGAAGCTTAGAGGTGAGGCTGAGTTAAAGACTCAATTGATGCAACTTGAATTCCAATTAAACATGCAGTTAAGGGGTGTCGAGGCTGATATGATAAACAGCAGGGAGGACAGTAAAGAAAAGGCTAAGGGTGATAGGATAAGTAAACAGAACACGCAACAGTCAAGACTGATTGAGCAGCGTAAGAAAGACTTACCTCCTATAAACTTTGAGTCTAATGAGGACACTCTAGATGGATTTGATCTGTCTGAGTTTGAGCCTAGATAAATATAATATAATAATGTGTAATTTTGCACAATAAATTTAATTTAATATGGAAATAAAAATAAAAGAGGTCGATGGTCCTGGACAGAAATCGATCCAAGAGGTCGAGGAAAAATTAATTGATCAACAGACCGAACAAGTAGAGGTCGATAATACTACAGATGAAAAGACTGTAGAAGATAACACTCCTCAGTTTGGTGAGGAAGACGTTCTTTCATTTATTAAGAATAGATATGAAAAAGATATAAACTCTATAGACGAGTTGTTCTCTCAGCGTGAGCAGAATGATGAACTACCAGAGGATGTATCATCCTTCTTGAAGTATAAGAAGGAAACAGGTCGGGGTATTAATGACTTCATGAAGTTACAGGTTGACTATGATGAACTAAACCCAGACCAAGTATTGCGTGACTATTATGCTGAAACCGAAAATGATTTAGACTCTGAGGATATTAATTACCTTATGAGTGAGAAATTTTCTTATGATGAAGATTTGGATGATGAGTCGGAAATTAAGAATAAGCAGATCGCAAAGAAAAGAGAACTTGCAAAAGCTAAGAAGCATTTCAATGATCTAAAGGAGGCGTATAAGGTCCCTGTCGAGTCGACGGGTTCACCTGTCAACGAAGATGAAATGGAGTCCTACAAGGCTTACAAGGAATATATATCACAATCAGAAAGTATCCAAGAACAGAATCAGAAGCGTTCCGAATACTTCACCCAAAAGACTAACGATCTTTTCAACGATGATTTCAAAGGTTTTGAATTCGCAGTCGGTGATCAGAAGGTTATATTTAATCCAGGTGACGTTAAGGAGGTAAAGAAGGTTCAGTCAGACGTAAATAACTTTATCTCTAAATTTTTAGATGATTCAGGTATGGTGAATGACCATGTTGGATACCATAAGGCTTTAAGTGCTGCTTTAAATCCAGATAAACTTGCCACATACTTCTATGAGAAGGGTAAGTCTGACGCTGTTGATAATGTAGGTAAGACGATAAAAAACATCGATATGGATGTTCGTTCTACACCTCAACAGATGACAACTAATGAAGGGTTTAAAATAAGAGCTGTAGAGTCTAATTCTAGTCGTGGTCTAAAGATTAAAAAAAGATAAAAATAACAAAAAAAACATTAAATTATGGCTTTTACATTAGGAGGATCTGTGAGTTTAACTCCAGCTCCAAGCCAGGTAACATTACCTGGAAATTACATTACTGACTTCAACTTTTTGAATCAGTACTTACCAGACACTTACGAAAAAGAATTCGAGCGTTATGGTAACAGATCAGTTAGCTCTTTCTTAAGAATGGTTGGAGCTGAAATGCCTTGTACTTCTGACTTAATCAAGTGGTCTGAGCAAGGACGTTTACACATTAAATATGAGGGTGTTACTCTTGACGATGCTGAAGTAGCTGGTCAGGATGACGTTGTACTTAACATTACAGGTCACGCACTTAGAAAAGGACAGACTGTAATGGTATCTGATGGATCTACATCAGCTACTGCTTCTTTCAAAGGTATCATCACTGCTACTGCTACTGACACTGTAACTGTAGCTATCTATGACGCAGCTGGTCTTCCTGCTGTTGCTGGATTATCAGCAGGTGATAACTCTGCTACTGACTTAGACTTATTTGTTTATGGTTCTGAATTTAAAAAAGGATCAAACGGAATGGATGGTGCTTTAGAGGCTGAAGAGGATATCAAGGAGAATAACCCAATCATCATCAAGGACAAGTATTCAGTATCAGGTTCTGACATGGCTCAGATCGGATGGATCGAAGTTGAAGGGGAGAATGGTTCAGGATACCTATGGTACTTAAAGTCTGAGCACGAAACTCGTCAGCGTTTTGAAGATTATTTAGAGACTGCAATGATCGAGGCTGTTCCTGCTGAGGCTAACTCTGGAGCAATTGCTGCTAGTGGAGACTTAGGAAATAAAGGTTCTGAAGGTTTATTCTACGCTATAGAAAATGGTGGTAACACTACTACAGGTTCTTTAGCTAGTTTAGATGATATCGATGCTGTTGTTACTCGTTTAGATAAGCAAGGTGCTATCGAAGAGAACGTTCTTTTCGTTAACCGTGCACTTTCTTTCGAGATTGACAATGTATTAGCTGCACAGAATAACTTCGGTTCTTCAGGTGCTTCTTTTGGATTGTTTGATAACGATCAAGATATGGCTTTAAACTTAGGATTCAACGGATTCCGTAGAGGATATGACTTCTATAAGTCTGACTGGAAGTACTTAAATGATGCAACTATGAGAGGTGGTATCGTTGGTGGTGCTGTAGACGGAGTATTAGTTCCTGCTGGATCTACTAACGTTTATGACCAAATCATGGGTAAAAACGCTAAGCGTCCATTCTTACACGTAAGATATAGAGCTTCTGAAACTGAAGATCGTAAGATGAAGTCTTGGATCGTAGGTTCTGCTGGAGGTGCTTCAAATAGCGATTTAGATGCTATGGAGGTTCACTTCTTATCAGAGAGAGCTTTATGTACATTAGGTGCAAACAATTTCTTCTTATTTAAATAAGAATTAAAATATGTAATTTTTACCCTCGTTGTATTGACGGGGGTAATTATTACTTTTATAAACTTTAAATTAAAATCAAATGAAAAAACAAGTAGTCCTAAAGGACAGAACCTATCGGTTAAAAGGAAAGACAGCTTCTATTGTCTTTATTCTAAATTCACGTAACTCACGTAGAAAACCATTACTACATTTTGACGGAAAACAAAACCGTGCTTTAAGGTATTCATCAAACCAATCATCACCATTTCAGGATGATCAGGATGATAATGCTATTATTGAACCTGTTGTTTTTGAGGATGGTATGTTATTTGTACCTAAAACAAATCCTGTACTTCAGGAATTTTTATCACTTCACCCAGGGAATGGAACTATATTTGAAGAGGTAGACAATGAGAAAGATGCTACAGTAGAGGTTGAGATTTTAGATGCTCAGATTGATGCTCAGGTAGCTGCAAAGAATCTTGATATAGATATGTTAGAAACTATAGGTAGAATAGCTCTTGGATTGAATGTGGATAAGATGTCTACATCTGAACTAAAGAGAGATGTTCGTCTATATGCAAGAAACAGTCCAGAAGATTTCTTGGACACACTTAATGATCCAATGTTAAAGATCCAGAAGTTAGCTTCTGATTGTATGAGTCAAGGATTATTATCAATAAGAAATAAGGGTAAGGATGTTTACTTTAACCTACCTCAGAACAAGAAGAAGTTATTGAGTATACCTTTCGGTGATACTGCTATACAGGCTTTGGCTATGTTCTTCCAGACGGATGATGGCATTGAACTTATGTCTATGCTTGAGAACAAGTTAGAGGACTAAAACTTACCATATAACACATATTATCTAGACCCTTTCAGAAATGAAGGGGTTTATTTATTTTTACTATCTTTGCATAAACTTTTACAAGATGATAAACAGTGTAAGAAATACTGTGTTGGCTGTAGCTAACAAGCAAAACTTCGGATATATAAGTCCTGCTGACTTTAATCTTTATGCAAAGCAGGCACAGTTAGATATTTTTGAGGATTATTTCTATAGATATAATGAATGGATGGTCAAACAGAACTCTAGAGTTTCAGGTAGTGGCTATGCTGATATAGTAAAAAATTTAGAAGAGGTTATTGACTTGTTTTCTGTTCAGGACTCTTTATATAGGGTTAATCCACCGAGTGGTATTTCTAACTTATATAATATGCCTAACGAGACAAATAACGATGATACGTATTACCTTTTAAATAAGGTATTGGTATATAAAAATATTTTAACAGAGGGAACTACTACTGGTGTTACTGTAGGAAATAATGGTGTTGTTGACACAAGCAAAGATTTTGTAAGTTTAGGAGTATCTGTAGGTGACTATGTTGCTATACAGGTAGGTGATAGAATTTTTTTCGAGAGAATAAATAGTATTACAGGTACAGATACTTTGGTTGTATCTAACACAAATATATCTAGCTCTTCAAGTGTTTATTCTGTATATGAGGCTAATACTATTCAGAAAGAAGTAGAGAGAGTTTCTCATTCAAAGATAACAATGCTAAACTCATCAAACCTTACAGCTCCTAAGTTAAACACTCCAGCATACACTCAGAGCGAGTTAACTATATCTGTATTTCCTAATAGCGTAGATGCAGTGGGTCAGGTTACTGCTCAATATATTAGGAAGCCAAGAGACCCTAAGTGGACATATACAAGTCTATCTGGAGGAGAGCCAGCTTTTGATCAGAGTTCAACTGACTATCAGGATTTTGAACTACCTATTACTGATGAACCTAACTTAGTGAATAAGATACTAAAGTATGCAGGTATATCTATAAGAGAGGCTGACGTATATCAGACAGCAAGTAACGAAGAAATTAAAGAAGCACAAAAACAAGGATAATGGCATATTTAACAGGATATCAATATTACGAGAATGCAGGGTCTAACCCAGAGGATAATAATTGGGGATCATATCAGTACATATCATTGGATGATATTGTAAACAACTTTATGTTGATGTATGTCGGTAATGATAAGTTGGTAAACAATGTTGAGAGGTATAATGTATTATTCCATGCAAAGAGAGGTATACAGGAATTGAATTACGATGCGATGAAGGAGACAAAGATAGTTGAGCTATCTGTATCTGACAATGCAACAGTTGTTCTTCCTCCAGACTATGTAAACTGGGTTAGAATATCTTTATATAAGGATGGAGTCTTAATGCCTTTAACAGAGAATGTTAATACTAACTTTTCAAAGAGTTACCTACAAGACAATGATGCTCGTGTATTATTTGATCAGGATGGAGATGTTCTTATAGGAAGTGGTATACTAGACCTAGATAGAATTGATGGTGTTCAAAAAACACAATACTTAGGAGAGGGAAGAATGAATGGTTCTCTTGGGTATCAGATAGAAGGAAAATGGGTGTTTGATTACTCTGTAGGAGGTAGGTATGGCTTAAATACTGAAACCGCTAATGCAAATCCAACATTTAAAATAAATAAATCTAGTGGAGTTATAAGCTTCAGTTCAGCTATGGCTGATCAGATTGTAGTTATAGAGTATGTGTCTGATGGTATGGAAGGCGGAGATGATGCAAAGGTAAGTCTAAATAAGTTATTTGAAGATTACATATATGCATACATGAAGTACGCTATACTTAATTCTAAGTTTGCTGTTCAGGAGTATGTAGTTAGGAGAGCTCAGAAAGATAAATCTGCTCTTTTAAGAAATGCCAAGATAAGACTTAGTAACATTCATCCTGGTCGCCTACTTATGAATATGAGGGGTGCTCAAAAATGGTTAAAATAGAATGATTATAAACAAGAATTTTATAGGGTCTAGAATGAATAAAAGTCTAGACGAAAGATTAATACCTGCTGGTGATTATACAGATGCGTTAAACATACGTGTATCATCTTCTGAGGATGGTGAAGCATTAAGTGCTGAAAACACAAAAGGTAATGAGTTGTTAGCAACACCTAGGTATAATGAAAAAGATGTGGCGGATGCTGTATGTATCGGTGCGTATGAGGATGGAGAAAATGAAAAAATATACTGGTTTTTAACGTCTGATTTTGTAGATATGATATTATCATACAATACCAAGTTAGATTCAATAACATATCATGTTGTATCAGAGACTGTATTAAACTTCGATGAGAGGTATCTTATCAATGGTATCAATCTTATAGATGACCTATTATTCTTTACAGACAATTATAATCAACCGAGACGTATAAACGTTCTGTCGTCATACCCTGAACCAATTGGAGGTGTTGATCAGATTACAGAGGATGACATATCGGTTATAGTTAAGCCACCTGTAGATGCTCCTGTTTTAACACTATCAAAGAAAGCTAAAAAGGATAACTATATGGAGGAGAAGTTTATCCGATTTTCTTATAGATATAAGTACAAGGACGGAGAGTATTCTGCCCTTTCTGAGTTTTCAGATTTAGCATTTACTCCAGGACAGTTTAGATTTGACTACGGTAGCTATGATATGATTGGTATGAGAAATAATATTAACTCTGTTAATGTTGATTTTTTTACTGGACCATCTGACGTTATTGGTATTGACTTGTGTTTCAAACTATCTAACACAAATATAATTAATGTTATAGAGAAGTACGATAAGTCAGAGATGGGATGGGGTGACAATGATAATGTATCTGTAGAGTTCACTAACCAAAAGATATATACCACGCTACCAGAGAGTGAGTTACTAAGGTTATATGATAACGTTCCTAAGAAGGCTAAGGCACAGACAACTATAGGTAATAGGATTATGTATGGTAACTATTATGATGGACATAATGTAGACACCATTATTGATTACAGTATTGAACTTAATACTGAGGATGTAGGATTCAATCCTTTAGTAGAATCTAGGGATGATGGAACTGATTACACATTAGAAACACCTAATGTAACTATAACAAACTCAAGGCTAGATATAGACCTTACTGATATTGATATGTTAGAGGGAGGTAGTCTTAATATAGATTTTAATATTGTTCATGATTCATTTGGTGGAGATGCTTCTTTTGTAGATGGAAGTGAGGTAGAGAATAATTACCAGGAAACGTTTGAATTTATATTCCCTAGAGATTATTCAGATGCACAGGATCTTGCTACAGATACTGATTTTTTAGCCTCTATAGAGTTAACAGACCCTGCAGGATTCCCAGGTACTGAGGATGATGGATATAGCCTGAGTGACTTGTTTTTTTCAAATATAGTAGACCACGCTAGTGGTAACTGGGGTATTTCTGATGGAGGTATTACATCTTCAGACCAAGGATTTATAGTATCTCACTCTGGAAATACACTAAGTATACAGATACCAGCAGTAGAGTTTGAGGATAGTACAAACCCTGGAACTTATGCATACGAATATTTCTCTAACAGCTCTACAACTGCCTCCATAACTGAACAAGGTAATAGACAGAGTCTGCATAGTAATAGGGATTATGAGGTAGGTATTGTTTATCTTGACGAGTATAACAGAGCTTCAACTGCTCTTGTTAGTAATTACAATACAGTGTATGTAGAGCCTCAGTACTCTATAAATAAGAACTCAATTACAACAACAATAAATAGTTTAGCTCCAAGCTGGGCAAAGAGATATAGGCTTGTAATGAAGCCGAGTAAGGGTAATTACGAGACTGTTTATGTGCAGAACTATTATTTTGACACTAGTGAAGGTGCTTGGTGGTTAAAGCTTGAGGGTGATAATCAGACAAAGTTTAAGAACGGTGACAGTTTAATAGTAAAGAAAGCATCAGATGGACCTACAACAGATGTTATAAAGACCAAGGTGTTAGATTTAGAGACAAAGGAAAAACATTTTATAGACGATACTAATGAGGTCCCTCCTAGTAGTGGGGTGTATATGAAGATCAGACCTAGTAATTTTACTATCGCTGAGTCCGAGGTAGAGGACATAGATTTTGATAGTTTGACTAAAAAAAATGGTGTTGGTCAAGCGTACCCTACATATATAGAAGACCCAGATAATCCAGGGACTTTTATAGACTATTCAATAACGTCTGGAAGTGAGGTTAGGATATTTTTCAATAACCACAGATATGGTTCAGGAAGTGGTTGTGGATCTAGGTATTTTAAGTTCGATAGAACGTTTATAGCTACCAGAGATTACGATAGTCTTTACGACTTTATAATAAGCGAGAACGTAGACTTTAATAACCCTACAAATAACCCAGGACCTGAGAGTTCTGACGACACTACTCCTAGCGCAGATTTTGATGAAAGTATTGGGACAGCAGCGGTTCTTCTCCCTTCTTATAATATATTATCTGGTGGTTATGATGCTGGTGAAGGTGTAACGGGTATTCAGTTTGTTAGAAATAATACACCAGGGACTTCTAATTACAGTTCTTTCTTGACATTCACTCAAGCTGGTGGTAAGTGTAATGGAAGAAACTATTGGCTTACTGTTCATATTCAGGTATTTAATGCAGGAGAACTTTTAGTTTTTGAAACTATACCAGAGGAAAACACTAACGAGATATACTACGAGAGTTTTAAGAGTTACCCAATAACAGAGGACAGACATCATACTGGTGATGTACAAGACCAAACAAATAGTGATTCGTGTATTGTTAATCTAGACATGTATAACTGCTTCGCCTTTGGTAACGGTGTTGAAAGTTTTAAGATAGAGGATGGTTTAGCTCAACCAGGGTTTAATCTTGGTGCTAGGGTGACCGCTGTGTCTGAGCAAGATTACAAGGAGGCTCATAGGTATGCAGACATTACTTATAGTGGTGTGTACAATCAGGAGACAAACCTTAACAAGCTAAACGAGTTCAATCTAGGTTTAGTAAACTTCAAGACGCTAGAACAAAACTTTGGACCTATAGAGGTACTTCATGCAAGGATGAGTGATATACTCACCCTTCAAGAGGATAAGATATCTTATGTACTTGCTAATGGTAAGAATTTATTTTCAGATGCACAGGCAGGAGGAGCTATACTATCCACACCTGACGTACTTGGACAACAAGTACCAAGGATTGAGGAGTATGGTATAAGTAATAATCCTGAAAGTTTTTCTAACTATGGTTTCGATATATTCTTCACAGACTCAAAGAGAGGTGCTGTAATAAACTTAAGAGGTGCTGGTGGTACAGGTGACCAGCTTAATGTTATTTCTTCATTAGGAATGCGTTCTTGGTTTAGAGATAGGTTTATAGAGAACACTAATAAAATGCATTTAGGTGAGTATGATCCTTACATGAATGAGTATGTTTTATCATTTACTGATAACTTAATAGATGTACAGGAAGATACTAGAGATTGTGGATTCAGTTTAGCACAACAGTCATCAAGCACTGTAGCTACATATAATATTAACCTAGATGATTTTACAGGAGATGTTGATATTGATTACGACATTGCAGCTGGTAGTTTAGATATACTTGTAACGTATGACGGTACAGATGTACTAGACCAGGTGTTAACTGGAACAGGTACATTAACATTCTCAAAGGATGAACTTAATGTAAACGAGTGCGTGCTAGTACTGACACCAACAAATGCTACATATGAAATAAACTTTGGATGTGTTCAGGCACAGCAGCTTACTATTGTAAGGATAGTTAATAATACAGATGAAATGGAAGACCTTAGTATTCATCACGAATACCTATGGGAGGATAATGGATATTCTAGTAAGGTTGTGACTGATTCTCTTACTTTTGGTGAAGGTCCTGTATCTTTATACGAGACATCTACTAACCTTGAGTCTCAAGGTGGATCACCATCTGAGGGTGCAACTGTCACTATGAGATATAAGAAGCTGGAAGGTGATTTGGCTGAATGGGATATTGACAAGTTCAAGTACCTAGTCTCTGATGTTCTTTATCAGGAAGGAGACATAGCTACACTTATACCTTTACTAACAGAGGCTACGCCTATATTAAGTCCAGAGACAGATGTGTATGAGGCTTCATTTACATACACTAACACTTCTAATAATCAGTATCTGTATTTGGTATGGGATTATATAGATCAGGTTTCAGGTACAACTGTTACAGCTACGTTTGATAATAGCTTAGGGAATGAAAGGTATTCTAGTCAGTTTGGACTGTCTCCGTTATCTGTAACAAGCCCAGGCACACCAACTAGATTTGGTTGGACATTTACAGGATGGTCTCCGACACTTCCAACAACTATAACTTCAGACACTACGTTTACATCACAATGGTCGGATAATGGTGTGACATACGATAGCGTTGTAGCTGTGGATGATTGTAATGATGCTGATGGAGTTGCTACTAGTATTGTAAGTGTAGATGAGACTGATGCAATAATAGTTGGTCAAAACTTGTACCAGACTAGTGGAGGAGATATAGTACTTCTTTCTTCTGGAACGTATAGACTATCTAGCGGTCTTACAGATGGACAGAACTATGTATTATCAAGTATAACAGTATCAGACTATATAATTGTTATAGGTACTAGTGGAGTTATAACTAACATTATTCAATGCTAAAATAGATGGATAAAACATTAACATACAGTGAGTCAGCTAAGGGATGGACTTCGTTCTATTCCTTTGAGCCAGATATGATGATAGGGATGAATAACTACTTTTATTCATTTAAGGGTGGTAAGCTTTACCGTCATAATACCAATAATACTAGGAATAATTTTTATGGAACTCAGTATGTGTCTACTATAACTGGTGTCATAAATGAAGAACCATCTACAGTTAAGACATTTAAGACTATATCTTTAGAGAGTACTAAGCCATTTAACTGCACGGTCACAAGTGATTTAGGTTCTGGCTTTATAGATAATACTTGGTTTAGTCTAAAGGAGGGTGATTACTATGGACACATTAGAAGAAATGATGCTGACGGAGTTTTTGAGATGAGATCTCTTCAAGGTATTGGTTCTAGTACGGATGTAGATTCATCTGACACTTCAGCTGTATTGATAACGTTTGGGTTTAGACTAGACAGTATGATATCTGTCGGTGATAGGATGCGTATGGCTACACTTACAGATACAATATTTATTGGTGACATAACCTCTGTTGATGGTAATTACCATAACTGTAGACACTACGGTTACTGGTGGTTCTGTACCTACTGTTGGAGAGTATTTGATGTATGTGAAGAACAATGTAGCTGAGTCTTACGGAACTACAGGATATTATCTAGAATACCATTTAGAGCTACCTGTTAATTTATCTAACACATTTACCGAGATATTTGGTGTAGGATCATCTTTATTTAAGAGTTATCCATAAAAAAATAGTATATTTGCATTAATAAAAAACAATAATATATGGCAGCAGGAGCAGGACTAGGAGCAGCAGTACCTTTTGTAGGTGTAGGATTACAAGTATTGGGTATGGGTTTAGATATAGCTCAATCTATAGACGCAAAGAAGAAACAGAGAGACGCAGAGAGAGCAGCAGCAGAGTCTTTGGCTCAAGCAAAGAGTAAGATAGAGGTTAATAGAATGGAAGGCTTACAAGTGCCTTTAGATGCTTATGAACAGGCTGGAAGAGAGATAACTGCACAACAGATGCAATCCTTAGAAGGGTTACGTGAGGCTGACGCTAGAACATTAGCCGCTGGTGTAGGTAAGTTAGGGGCTGTTGGAGCTATGGCAACGGAGAAGACAAGGCAACAGATGGCTGACGCTATATACCAAAGAGATAAGATGATTGCTGATGAGCAGGCTACAATAGATAGATCTTTAGCGACAATAAACTTACAAGAGGCGGAAGGTGCTCAGATGGCAGCAGCCCAAAGAGAACAGATGGCAGCACAGGCTTTATCTGGTGCATTAACAGGATTAGGTGGTGCAGCTCAAACATTTTACGAGGGTCAATCATTATATGGTAGTGGCAGACAAGCAGAGTTAGACGCTGCTTCAGCGTACCAACAACAGACAGGTATGTATGGAGATATGAATGCAAGACAAGCTAGAAGAGCTATGATAGATAGTGGTATTACTCAACAAGGTTTTAATAACCTAGCCTCTGGACTGACAGCTGGTGGTAGGAGTGTTGCTCAGACACCTATAGCACCTGCAATGAATATACAACCTATAATGCCTACAGTACCTACACCTGCTTATAGGAATATTTCTCAGACACCTATAGCACCTATAACGCCTATACAGCCTATAATACCTATAAATTAACGCACTACAATAAATGGCTACATTCTACAAGTACAAAGAGAGAGACGACATAAGCAAGTCTATGATAGACTGGTCTGGGATAACTAAAAATATCTCTGACAACCTGATGAAAGAGAAGAGCAGAAGGGACGACCTTAAGCTAAAGATAGAAGAGGATCAGGTTGAAAAGCTGAATGCAATAGATGATTATGCTAAGGGTCTAGACCCTACTATGAATCAGGCTATGATAAAGTACGCTCAAAACTATAAAAATTATCTTATGACTAGTCATAATTTAATGAAGAATGGTCTGATATCGGTTAATGATACAAAAATAAAGAAACAAGGTGCTTCGGATACATTTAAAGCCATCAATGACGTAACAAAAGTTTATAATGAAAAAATAGGTGCGTTTATAGAAACTGGTGGATCTCTAAATGATTTTATAGCTAAGAAAGTAGCAGGTGCTTTAGACATATCTAAGTCTGAGTTGATTATTGATGACATGGGTCGTGGTAGTTTTGTCACTAGAGATGAGAGTGGTAATGAGATTGTTGTCCCTGCGACATCAATAAATACCATTCTAAATGAACAGTACGATAGGTTTAATACAACTAATGAGGTTGTTAACGTTGTTAAGGGTATATCTAATTGGACTTTAACAAGTAAAGGTGGATACAAGAGTGTGTCTGACTTTAGACAGAGGGGTGAGGATTTTTACAAGGATACTCTAAAATCAAAAGTTAAGTCTATACTTAATAGTGATAAGAAAATATTAGAGGCTGCTGCCGACATGATGAACATGGATGTAACCTATGACGAGAAGCTTGCTAAGGAAAATCCTGGACAATATATATTGGCTAAGAATAAGGGAGGTAAGATAGTATTCGACGTTGAAGGTATTAGAGAAACTGTAGAGGAGGGTCTTTATAATCAGATAGACGCAGCTATAGGTAGAACAGAACAAGAGAGATCAAGACCTGTAGGACCACGACCTCCTGCTGGGGATAAAGCAGATAAAAACGTAGCCTCTTTAATTGAGAACTTTGTTTCTAGGGGTGATTTTTCATCACTACAATCTGCTTTATCTGAAAAAGGATTTGTAGGATCTAAAGCTCCTGATAAAGATGGTGTTCTTAGATTAATAGATGCTAGTGGTAATGAGTATAAAGTAAATACTAAAGATAGAAATGCACAGCAGGTCGGTGAAGAAATAGCAGGTCATGTAGGAGTAGGTAAATTCTTTAAAGATAGAGGTGTAAAAGGAAGTCTTAATACATCAGTACTTGATCCAACAAATAGTAGTAAGTATAATGTGTTTGTAACAGCTTCAACTAAATTTGATACTCAAACCAATAGAACCAATATAACTAAAAAATTAGAAGATTCTATGGGGAATACATTATCAGGTAATGAAAAGGGTCAAGAGATAGCAAATAGAATACAGAACTTAGTTGGTGGAGCTGCTAATATAAGTTTTGTACCAGGGACTAACAATATTACTGTTAACGGCAAAGATATACAGGGAGGTGTAGATAATCTAAGTCTTGTACTTAATGCTGTTGATAACTTAAATAAAACTCAAGGAGAAAATCCTTTAAACGCATCAAATAGAAAACAATAAGATGGACGATAAATATATAAAAGACATATACGACAATCTTGGAGGAGAATCTGTATTTGGTAATTACAATGATTATTATTCATTAATAACATCTGACGACAGTTATATAAAGGATGTTTACGATTCTAAAGGAGAGTCTGTATTTGGGTCATATGATGATTTCGTTTCTCTTGTAAAAAAAAAAGACGATTCTGTCGTTTCTACTTCTCAAGAGGGCGTTACGGAATCCACTACCAAGGAAGAAAAAACTCCTACATCATTGGAGTCTTCAGACGTAACAGTTGATATACCTACTTTAGAGGAAGAAGAAGAGTTTGAATTATACATTCCTGATGCTCCTTATAGAGAAGGTGTTTTATCAAATGAAGATGGAAGTGTTTCTACACACAAAATGAGAACAGAAACTGATGGTCAAGGTAATTGGTTTTCATTCCCTACAGTATTTCAAAACAAAGATGGTTCTTTTGTGGATATGTCTAATCAAGCAGAACAAGATTGGAGTTCTGTTTATGAAGTAGCTCAAAACAGAGGTGAGGTTATAGATTTTGGAGATGATAAAGAATCTGCAATAGCCTATGGAAAAGGTTCTTGGAAACCTATATACGATGCAAATAAAAACATACAACTCTTAGATTCAGTAGGATATATTGAAGCAAACGAAGACTTTAGGTCTTTAGGGTTAGAGGGGATTTCTGATTTTGATAAAGAGCGACTAGAAAGTAGAGAAAAATCATATAGACTTAAAAACCCTGAGACTGGTGAAATTCAGTATAAAAAAGAATCTCAAATAAAACCTGAGATAATAGAGGCTATAAAAATATATGAAACTTCAAGAGATGATTCATATAAAAAAAACTACACAGACGTTCAGGTGGATGTCGAAGATTTTGACAGAGACGATGTGCCTGATGCAAGTAAACTAGATTCATTAGGAATTAATCAAGAAGATTATTTAAAATGGGATAAAGTAAACACAAGACAAGAAGGTTCTGTGTTTAAATTTATGAAAAGACTTCTTACAAGTGAAGAGGGTGATGAATTTGAAAAAGAACAAAGACAATACGAAAAACTTCAAGCATACCAAGCAACGCAATTAAATGGTATAACTAATGACTTGGAGAAAAACCAAGCAAAACAAAAACTAACTTCAAATCCTGAAAAAATTAAGGTATTAAAAAAAGAAGAAAAAAACCTTCAAAAAGAGTTTTACAGTAAAGTTCAGGTAATGAGTAGGGCAATAGACTTGTTTCCTAAGTTCAAAGAAAAGACTGTAGATAAAGATTTAGAAAAAAGAAAAAGACTTTATTCTGCTGTAAAAGAAGGCGGTTTAAATGAAACTAGTCAAGGAACGATAGAGTTGTTAAGAGCAGGAGGAGCAGCTATTTCAGATTTTTCTATGAATTTTTTGGGAGGTATACCAGCTTTTATAGACCAAAGATTAGCGACTATTGGACATGATAAGAAAGGATTTCTTGCAGGATTGAGTGATATGTTTACCGACTCAGCTGAACATGTTGATTTGGAATATGGTGCTGTAAAAAGGTCAGGGTTTATGTCGGGTAAACCTGTTACATATAGAGGTCAACAATACTTTGTCGATAAGAACGGAAAGGTTTATGACACGGAAACAAATATATTAATGGATGGAATTATTCCTTTGTCTGATGTAAAAGAAATACAAAAAAGATCTAAGGATGTTCCTGAAGAAGAAACCATGTGGACAGGAGGTTCTGTTGCTACAGGGCTCACAAGTACATTAGTTAATTTATTTGGATTAATAAGAACAGGTGGTAAAGTAAAAAATACATTAGGATTAAAAGGAAAGAGAGCAGGCTCTATTGGAATGGGTATTACTTCTTTTACTAGTGGGGTTGTAGATAATGTTGATGATATTAGGTCTCAATTAATCGCCACTGGGATGAGTGAAAAAGAAGCTATGGATATAGCTGTTAATGCAGGTCAAGCAATATCCACTCTAGATGGTATATTCTCAGGATTAGCAGGAAGCAACGAAAAGCTTTTAACAGGATTAACAGGGATTAAAAATCAAATAAAAAACCTAGCGATTACTAAAGGGAAAGACTTTACTACTAAAGAGTTTAAAAGAAAATTTTCCGAGTTGATAAAAGAAAATGGAAAGGAATTGTTTGTAGAAGAACTTCCTGTGTTATTTTCTGAAAAAGGAATAAACTATCTAGTAAACAAAAGTATAGGTCAAAATGTATTAGATTCTAAAATAACAAAAGAAAACATAATAGAGACTGCTGTAATGACTTTAGGAGCCACAAGCATCTTAGGTAGTAGAAAGTTATTATCAGGAAATAAGAGGGCTGATTTAGTTAGAACAATAGCAGCAGATATAGGCGACCTACAGGGAACTTTAGACGCTTTAGTAAAAGAAGGTTCACTTACTAAAAAAGAAGCTTCTAATGCTTACACAGAGATATACAGCATGCAAACAGCAGAAAACCTAACCAAGGGAACTATACTTGTTTCTGAAAACATGGAGACTGCTTCGGACTTATTAATTCAAAGACAAAAATTAATTAATCAAAAGGAAGGATTAGAAGGTCCTGGTAAACAAAATATAGATAATAAGATAGCTGATGTAGACGCACAGTTAGATGCGCTTTACAAAAAAGATAAGCAGGAAGCCGAAGATATTATTAACAAAACTAAAACAGATGAAGATTCCATTCAAGAGCAAAAAACTGATGCTGAACCAGCCGAAGGTGTACAGGAAGTGGAAGCAGAAGTACGGGAGCCTTTTGTCACAGAAAAGAAAAAGGAAAAGATAAGTGACGCACTAAACAGACCAATTACCTTAACTGATCTTGGTGGAAGCAAATTAGATACACCTATTGAGGGTGATATGTATGTTGATGGACAGCGGGTAGTTGTTGAGGATGCTGATGGTAATATAACTGAGATTGGAAACGTTGATGAGATATCTGATAGTACCTTAGAGGATATGGGTATTGTACCCCAAGAGAGTGATGTTAAGACTGATAGTCAAGGTAACTTAATTGTTGGTGAAGACACACTGTTACCAAATAAAAAAGGGATAAAGAGAGATAAGAGAGGTAACATATCTAGGGTTGTGTTACAAAGCCCTGACGGATCTGTAACAAGAACACTAAGAGGTGCAAACGCAGAAGACGCTGCATATCAAATACTACTGAAGGAGGCTCAATCTCCAGAGAAAGAACAAAGAATTAACGAATTATTAGAGCAAGATGAAGAATTCCAAAACGAACTTAGACAAGCTGAAGCAGCTTCCCAAGGCAAAACAGATCAAGGTACTGAGCAGACTACTACAGAAGGAGCGGAAGTAGATGAACGTGCTTACAAACCAGAAGAAGTAAAGGAAACCACCGATACGGCAGCATTTGCAGCCTCACAACAAGAGGCTATAGCTCAGCGTGTTGAGGATAAACTACAAGTTACACCTGTAACACAAGAAGACGCACAAGATATTGTGGATGAGGGAGGTAAATTATTCATGACCGAAGACGGTAAGGCTGGAGCCTACGTCAAGAAAGACGGTTACATGGGTGGTTTATTTAAACAACCAGGAGCAGATAGAACACAGGCTGCAAAAGTACTTCAAGATGCACGAATAGAAGCTGGAGGTAAGTTCTTTGACGCATTTGGTGTTAATGTAGAGAGTGGTAAAGGAACAAACCTTGAAGACATATATATAAAAAATGGATTCAGACCTATTGCTCGTATGACATTCAACCCTGAGTTTGCTCCTAAAGGATGGGAAAAAACAAATTTAAAGAATCGTCCAGACAATGTATTCTTTGTTTACGATCCTGGATATAAAGCAAAAAAAGGAGAGGGTCAACGTATTGAAGATTATGAACAAGCCTACGAACTTGCTAAAAATTTCTCACCTGAATCTGCGAAAGTAGAAGGTGAAGTTCAGCAATTGAGAGACATGTTCAAAGCACCTAGCCAAAGAAATCAGGTTGATAATGCATTGAACGCACTGTCTAAGATAGCACCAGATGTTGAGGTGATACTGCATGAGAGTGAACAAGCGTATGCTGAAGCAACAGGAGAGACAGGTCGTAAACAAAAGACAGCAGGTACATATGACGAGACTGTAGTTGACGGAAAGGTTAAGAAGGTCATCCACATAAACCCTGAAAAGGCTAACGCAAGGACTGTAGCTCACGAGTCATTCCACGCTATATTCCTTAACATGGTGAAGACGGATGCAGAGGCTCAGAGGCTTTCTGCTGCTATGATAAAGGCTGTATACAAGTCTGCACCTGCCGAACTAAAAAAGCTTATAGATAACTTTGCTGAATCAAAGAATGCTGACGGAAGCAATAACTATGACTCAGCTGTACAGAATGAAGAGAAGCTTGCAGAGCTTATAGGATACCTTGCCACTGAGTACGACTCATTACCAAAGCCAACTAAGAATGTTATAAAAAGATTCCTGGATAGGCTTGCTAAGATGTTTGGTATGAAGCCATTCACAGATAGTGAGGTTATTGATGTGCTTAACACTATAGCTAAAAAGGTTTCTAAAGGGGAGGCTATTACTGATCAGGATGTTAGTGTTTTAAAAGGAGGTAAGGTAGTTTCTAATCCAATAAAACTTATAGAAAGAAAGTCTGTAGGTGGATTTGATGTTCAGTATACTGAAGCAAATAAAATACAAGAATTAAAAGATAAAAATCTTTTAGTAGAAGTAAATGATGTTAGTGGTTTTTCAGGAAATCAAGTAGCTATAACATCTCCTGATGATATGCTTGCTGGTACTATATCTATAGATGGAAAACAAATATTTGAAGGTGGTGGAGGTATATTTTTTGTAACAAAATATGGTGATGTTTGGGCTTCTGGAAAAAAAGGTACTGCAAATACTTTAGCTAAAATGATTAATGACTCTTTTAAGAGTAATGAAGGTAAAGGACTATTAGTCTTAACTAAAGGTGCTGACCAAAAACTAATAAGTAGTGTATCAGGAGTTAATTCAAGTTTAGCTATACTTGATGTTATGTTAGATAAAGGTCTTATAAGTCCGTCTGATTTTAGGTCAGCTGTATCTGGAGCAGTAAAAGCTGCTGGAGGCATTATAAGTCTAAGTGGTAGTTCTAAACAGTTAAAGTCAGATATAAATGAATATTTTTCAGATCCAACTACCACTACTTTTGAAAAAAGAGGTACTGTAGTTAAAGATATTATAGGTAGAATAGCTCAATCAAAGAGTGTTAAGGAAAATTCTACAAAAATAATAGAGCTTCTAGGTGGTGATACTAATAAGAAACTAGGTAAAGGTAAAACAAAGATAGCTCAATCACTAGGTGATTTAGTCGCTGGTGTTGCAGCAGAACAATTAACTAAAGGTTTATCTGTTGGAGATGTATATGGTATAATAGAGGTTAATAGTGAAGTTGAGGTTGTTGAAGACTCTCATCCTAGCTATCCATTTCATGTTAGATTAAAGGATGGTTCAAAACCAAAACTTATATTACCTAAAAATAGACAGAACGGATCCGAAGTACTAAAGACCTCTACTGGTAAAGTTTATAAAGTAGGTAATGTTTCAATAATGTCAGGGTCATTTAATACAGATATAAAACCAACCACTAGAAAGCGTAAGCAATTTATAGGAGTTAAGGCGAAACTAACTGCCGATCAAAAATCAGACAAGAAGAAGGCTGAAGATATGATCAAAAAAGGAGTGGATCCTACTAAGGTTAAGCAAGATACAGGTTTTGAGGTTGGCACTGATGGAAAGTTAAGATTAGAGCTTGATACATCAAAAGCAAAAGAGATTGGTCCAGGTCTGGATAATTCATTTGGTAAATCTATAGTTAATAAGGTTCTTGATTTTCCTAAACTATTTAAAGCGTATCCATTTATTTCTAATATCCCTGTATATTTTAATGATGGATTTAAAAGCGCTGGATTATACGATGGAGAAAACATAAGACTAAATTCTAGGTTGATAGATGAAAAGGGTAATGGAGATCATTTAGGTACTCTTCTTCATGAGATACAGCACGTTATTCAGATTGAAGAAGGATTTACAGGAGGTGGTAACCCAGCTGCTATTAGAAAAGAGGTTGAGAAGGCTGTTCGTAACTTGAGTAACAAAGCTATAAACTCTATTCAAACTAAGGTTGAAGAGTTAACAGGGATAAGACCAGAGCTTACGATAACTGATGGAGATAGAAAGGAACTTATTGAAGTTTATAAAAACAACGAGGGTTCTTTGAGAGATATGCTTTCTGATTATACAAATAAAAATGTTGAAGATGTTATTCAAACTATAAGAAAATCTAACAACATTATTGACGCTAGAAAAAAACTATCAGAAAAGTTTAATATTACAGAAGCTGAAGCTAAACTACTCACAGGTATACATAGTGTTTACGACATGAAGTTATATGAAGCTCTATCTGGTGAGGTTGAGGCAAGGAATGTTCAGAACAGAAGAACAATGACCAAAGCTGAAAGAAGAAAATCTTTAGCTGCTGAAACCGAAACAATATCAAAACTTGTTTCTATAGGAGAAGACGGAGGTAATTTTATTGATGTTCCTATTAAGAGGACTGAACAAATAAGAAGGAAACCAACCACTAGATCTCGTAAGCAGATCATAGGAGAGAATGCTGAGTTGTCTGACAATGTTAGAGAAAATCTTAGTGTTGCGAGACAAATGGAAAAGGCTGGAGAGTCTGCTAAAACTATCCGTATAGCAACAGGATGGGAGAAAGGTGCTGATGGTAAGTTTAGATACGAGATTGATGATGTATTAATAAAAGATGATTTTTCATACAAGAACTTAAAAAGAATACCATCTGGAATGTATTTAGGTAAGCTGAGTGATGTTATTGATAATCAAAAACTTTTCAAATCTTACAGCACTAGGTTTAAAAGAGAGATGCCTATGTATAACGACGATGGATCTGTATGGGAGGGTGCTATAAAATATGATGATTTCCCACCTATATCTGACATTAAAGTATACTTTAGAGAAGCTAGAGGAGGTACAGAAGTACTTGGTGAATATGATCAAACATTTAAAACTATAACTATTAATATACAGCCAGGAAGTTCTACTAATGAACAGATTTCTGAGACACTACTACATGAGGTGCAGCACTACATACAATCAAGAGAGGGTTGGCAAAATGGAGGTAACTTAGATACTGTAGTCGATAAAAATAAGTATTCTTATGAAGATGTAGAAAAACGTTTATCGATGTTAGATGAGGTAAGGATGTTATTAGATGTAGAAAGTTATCTTGAATCAGAAAAGGGTATAGAACCTTTTACAAGTGAATCATCTGAAATATTAGATGCCGTTACTGATATTATCAAAAAGGATGTAAATAAAGAGGCTGTCAATATATATGAATCATATAAGGATAAATATGATGGTGATGGAATAGATGGACTTTACGAAGCTAAATCTGAGCAGGAAAACTCATACAGGGAATTATTTAATGAATACTTAGATATACCTAAAAGATATAAAAGATTAGCAGGAGAAGTAGAGGCTCGTAATGTTCAAAAAAGAAGAGACATGACTCCTGAACAACGTAGGAAGACTACACTACAGGAGACAGAAAATGTTGCTAGAGAGGATCAAATATTCTTTACAGAAGAACCAACCACTAGATCTCGTAAGCAGGTTAACTTAGCTCCAAATGGAAAGCCTAGTAATCTAAATCAAGAGCAGTACGATATAGTACGTACACCTAAATTTAAGAATTGGTTTGGTGACTGGGAAAATGACCCTGAAAATGCTAGTAAGGTTGTCGATGAGAACGGAGAACCATTACCATTATCACATTTTACAAACAATTATTTTGATGTATTTAAGTACAAGGAAACAGGTTTTCATTTTGGAGAACCATCTATAAAAGAGGATTTAGCTATAGCCAAAGGTGAACAATTTGAAAGAGAAATAAATGTTTTTTTAAATATAAGAAATCCTCTTCGTGTTGAAGATAGCCATAGGTTTGACCCACCTATTTTAATACAACAATTAATAAAGAATGACATCATAAATGATGAACAATTTGAAACTTTAGAAGATTTATTTTATGATATAGAAGAAAACCTAACAGAAGATGAATATTATGATTCTAATGCTTTAGTCACCAAACAAAGTGATGCTTTAATAAGTGTGTTAGAAAACGAGGGGTATGATGGGTTGGTCTATGAAAATGCTTTTGATTCTCAAGACTCTAAAATGAGTTATATAATTGACGAACAATCTTCAAAAATTTATGTAAGAAATAATGGTAATGTATTTGTTGGCGATGTAGTTTTACAAAGTGAAAGTGAATCTAAACCTTTTATAACATTTAGTTCTAATCAAGGTAATGTGTATGTTATTGAAAATAATAAAGGCACAGAGTTAACCTCTCAAGATAACAATAGAATCAAGGAGTTGTTAGATGCAGGTGGGTTTATATCTACAGTAAACTCTCCTAAAACTCATTCTGATTTTGATTTGTTTACAGGTGAACAAAAATTTACAGACTCTTATATTACTTTTGAATCTAATCAATCTAAACTAGCCGATGGTAGTAATACTACATTCGACCCAGACGCACCTTCTATTCGTAAGCAAGCACCAGGGAGACCAAGTATCGGTGAGATATTTAGAAAGGGTAAAGAGAATATGATATCTGACGCTGCCATAAGACAGTTCGCAAAGGGAGTAGGGTATACAGATGCAGAGATAACTGCCGCTATGAATATTCCGTCTTCGGAAGAAATAGTTGAAAGATCTGAGAAGGCTATAAGAGATAGGTTGAAGAAAAAAGATTTTAAAGGTACTATGAGGTATCTTAGAAAGAAAATTTTTGACAGACAGACATATATAAAAGACGTCCTTAAGGGTGTTGGAAATAAAAAATCAGTAAGAGCTCACAATAGGTTAGTCACAAAGGCTGGTGCTAAAGGTTTCGCTAACTATAGATTTACAAAGGCAGAAAAAGAAATATATAGCAAGCTATCTGAAAAAGAAAAAAAACAACTTGACGCTCTTATATATGCAAGAAGGATAGTCGCTATAAATGAAAATAGAAAGAAAAGAGATGAAAAGGAATATATAGGAGCAGGTGGATATAATTATGATAAAGCTAAGTCAGAGGTTGAGGCATTTTCTAATGACAAGCTATCCAAAAGAGCTGATAAGTATTTTGAAGTATTTAATCAAAACCTAAAGAGGTTACGTGACTCAGGTAGAATATCAGAAGATGTATATATAAGCCTAAGGGACATAGAATATTCACCTATAAAAACTATCAAGTATATTATAGGAGACAATCACAGCACTTCAGAAATGAATAATCTAGCTAACTCAATTGGTGTCAGTCAAAAAGATATAATGGCACTTAGTGACGAGAATATTAATGATTTAATTACTGACTCACGCTGGCTTCTTATGATGAATATAAGTGCTGTTGAAAATAGAGCTGCCACAAATGAAGTATTAAATTTGTTTTATGATGCAATAGAATCAGCAGATGCAGATGGTTTAGCAGCTATAGGTGACAACATTCTTGACAACCCAATTATTGGAAATAAAGAATCAGGAGCACCTAAATTTAAGTATGATGACGCTAAAGTTCCTGTAGGATATAGAACAGTATCATTCTTTAAGGATGGTGTTGAACACAAAATGGTGATGAGGGAAGAGTATGCTAGACAGTTGTTGGATATCAAAGTTGACGATAAGACATTGAAGGCTCTTAGGAAATTTACTTTTGGTAATGTTCTAAGGTTCTTTGCTACATCAGGAAATCCATTATTCATAGTAGGTAACACTGCGGTTGATTTTCAGAATATACTATTCCTTGGAGATACCTATTCTAAATTTAAGTTAGTTGGAGGTGTTGAGCTTGGTTTTGATTTTGTAAACAATTCTTTGAAGAAAATGTTTAACACTGGTAGTTACCAAAAAACCTATGAGGAGTTTATGACGTATGGTGGTGGTATGGATTTTCTATCTGTGGATGGTATAAAGGCAATTAAAGGTATCAGTAGGTTTAACAAGCCGAAGACTTTACTTCAAAAAGGAATGGTAAAGTGGGGTGAAGGATTATCCTACCTTGGGGAGACATCTGAGATGGCTTTTAGGTTGGCTGTATATGAGAAAACAAGGTCAAAACTAATAAACCAATATAAAAAAGATAATAAGAAAGAACCTACAGGTCAGGATCTTGAGGATATACTTTATGAATCAGCTAGGGAATCTAGGGAGACCATTGATTTTAGTCAAGGAGGAGATCTTGTTAAATCAGCAGACTATGTACTACCATACCTAAATGCATCAGTACAAGGTGCTAGAAGGGCTGTTGATTACGCTTCAAAAAATCCAGGTGGTTTTGCATCTAGTATGATTCAGTATGCTGTTATGTCTGGAGGTCTTCTGGCTAGCTCTCTATATATGTTATCATCAGCATTCGATGATGAGGATGATGAAGAGGAGAAGGCTAAGAAGATGAAAGACGCATGGGGTAGTGTTAGTGATTACGAAAAATCAGCATACCACATAATATTTACAGGTGATGTTGATGAGGATGGGGAGTATGAATACTATAGGTTTAAAAAACTACCTGTTGTAGGGTCACTGTCTACAGTTGTTGAGGAGTCTATAATAAGTACGTACTTAAAATCAAAAGGTGTGGACTATGAATTTAATACAGAAAGCGTATCTAAGGCATTAGATAAGACATCTCCTATAGGTATAACAGACATTGGTTCGAGAAACCCTGTAATATCTGGTGTACTTAGTTATGTATACAATAAAGATACATTTACAGGAGAGGATATTTTTAGAGGACCTAGAGGAAAGAAAATACTTCCAGAGGCAGAGGGTATTTTAGATAATAAGGTAGAGCAGATATATAAGGACATAGCTCCTGCGCTTGGAATGTCACCTAAAAGAACTCAGGTAATGGTTGAGAAGGTCATAACTAACGAAAGAACAAACCCATTGGTAGGAGTAATGTACGGTGGTTATAACGGTGTGTTTTCAAAGGAAACAACTGTGGGTGAGGAGATGAAGGAGACAATGAATGGTGTATTAAAATCATTCAGCGGTAAGATAAAAAGATCAACCAACTCAAAGCTACAGGAATACAAAAAGATGGATGAGGTTAAAAAGGTTGAGGCTGAGATGGAAACTGAAATATACATTAAAGAGCAGAAGGTATATAATGCTATAAAAGAAAAGAGAAAGAATAAGCAAGATATAGATAATGGTTTCTTGAGGGATATTGTAAAGGAAAATTTTGATAAAAAAGATTGGAAAAAGTATGGAAGAAAATTCTCAACATACGCAAAAAACGCAAACATAGATAGATCTATATTAGATTTAATCTACGAGGATACTCCAGAGGTTCAAGCTTATAAGATATTTTCAAGATATGGAGATGCTCTAGATGCTGATGAGAAGGAAGAACTTAAAAATGCTATAAGATCAGCCAGAAGAAATCTAAATAAGAAGGCATTAAGTATTTACAATAAGGAATACCGCAAAAAATAGATGTGTAATCCATGCGATCAGACCATTTATATTAAGCAGGACTAAGTTCCATTGCTTCCTTGTAGATACCTGAACGATAACACACAAGAAACCGATTATATAGAACACTGGCTCTATAGTCCACTGTGCAGCAATTAAAAGACCACTCCCCATGTATCCAATACGTGAGGAGAGTCTTTCGGTTGGTGTTAGTTTCTTTTTCCTTACAAGATCCTTAAGAAATTCCTTCATCTTGCTTAAGTTTTTCTATAGCTTCTTCGTAGTCAGGCATCCTTTTGATTGTTTCCATCATACCTATGATCATAGTTGTTAACCTACTTACCTTTATCTCTAGTGCGTCTACTCGACTTTGTTTCCTGCTCTTCATCTAATTTTTGTTGTAGTTTTCTTATTAAATTATAGTTAGGATTATCCTTTAACTTTTCTTCTAATATTTTTTTAATCATCTAAATATATTTCTAGAGCAGCCAATGCTCTCCATGCAACCTTACCTAAGTGTAGCATTCCGTCATCGTCCAATGGATGATGAGAGTGATCAATTAGGTGTCTGACCAATGCATCTTCGTGATCGAAGCTCTTCTCTCTATCCCAGTGCAAGGGCTTATCAGGATGATGCTGGTCATTACCTAACTTACTTACCCTTGATACATATTTTAATGCCTTAGGAAAGTATTTAAGAACACCCGTATATACAGGTATATCCTTTCTTTTGTTTACACTATTAGTACTTGTTGTTTCCCAAATCATTATAATTTCATTTTTACATTAAACGCTGTATGACCTCCAATAATCACACCAACACCTATAGCCTCTTTCTTTCCGCCCTGCATATATCCCATAGCATAAGAAGAACTATCTATACCACAACCTACAGCCAATGCAAATATAGCCCTGGTCTTACCGAACATCCACTCGCAATACATATCCGTATGATAGTGTCCAGAGACAGTAGAGACCATATCCCTCTTTACAGCTGTCCTTGGTTTACCACTCTTGTCTCCATGAACGTATCTAACGCCATCTATGTATACGTCAGTAACAAAACGCCATTTAGGTGTATTCAATACCTCGCCAAACTCCTTAATCCACATACTAGGTATGTTAGATGTCTGAGCCTTTCTTATTATTATCCTGTCATGGTTTCCTAGTGTCACATCTGCATCTGGAAATGCTTTGTACCATTTAGCTAACTTATCTATAGCCTTCTCAAGCTCATACTTACCACCCATACCATCTGCTGATGACTCGTGATAACTAGAGTAATGGTTGTCAATTATATCTCCTATAAAAACAACCCTGTTACAGTTATTCTCTGCATAGGTTTTTTTACAAAAGTCTAAATATCCATCCAAACAAAAAGGCTCATGCAGGTCACCAATACAAAGAACCCTGTTCTCTACCTTAGTAATCCTATCATAAGCCTTGCGTATGTTTCCTTTTAGCCTAGGTCTGTAGTCTTTTTTAGATTTCATTTTTAAAAGTTTCTGTTAGATCTCTTAGTATTTCATTTATATTAATCGAGATCTCTTCCACAGCACTAAAATCCTCGTCAAATAAAGACTCGTAAAGGTCGTCGCAAAGATCATTAACCATCTTCATGGTAGTGTTTATAAATTTAATTCTTTGCTGTTCATTATTCATAACATCATAAAAATATACAAAAATGTAATACTTATTATTAAAAGTTATTAACAACCTCTATACACCTCAGTCTTGAATCCATACTTCTCTAACTCCTTTAGTCTATATTCCTGAATCTTTGAAGTCTTACCTTTGGGAGTCTTGACTTCCGAGAAAATAACTGGTGTATTCGGAGGTATAGCCACAATATCTGGTATTCCATTCTTATTGGTTTTAATTAGTTTAAGTACATAGTATCCCTCAGCTTCTAACTGATCAATACGTTTCTTTTGTATTTGCTGCTCTGTCATTAATTAATTTCTATTACAGCCCATAAAATAGCTACTATCATCACTATCAAGAATACTATTCTGTTAAACTTTGTGTTTCTAGTTATCATCTTCTAATAATTTTTTTAGTCTATTATTCTCTATCTCCAATGCTTTTATTCTTGAATTTAAAAAATCTATTGTTTCTTTCATAATTTATGTTTTAATTAATATCTGTCTCGTATACACAAACCTTTGTTCTTTTTAAAACATCCTTTACAGGATCCTTAAACAATACTTGTGATGTTTTTTTTAGGTACATATAACTACCTCTGTCATCAAGAACAACCAAAGCCAAGAAATCCTTGTCGCTTGGTGATTTTACTAAAGGATCTGTCCTTTGAAACACCCATGAAACAGGGAAAATACCATTTATAATATGACTCTTCACATGAATATTAACGTTATCCAAAACTAAATCAGCGTCAAAAGATTTCTTATAACCACTATATATGTTTAGGTCTGGAGAATTTAATATCTTACCCTTACTGATTAAAAAGTTATATACTAAAAACTCAGCAATCTTTCCATTGTAAATATCACTTATTATCTTGTCCTTATCTAACTGATTTCTTTTTTTGTACTCAGATAAAGAAGAGGATACACTGTAATTGGAAAACAATTCACACTGCTTTTCCTGATATTTAGTTATACCCTTATTTAGTTTTATCTTCATGAAATGAAATATTATTATCCTCCAATATAGATCTTAATGTGTTGTTGTGTCTAGACTCCTCTAAATCATGTAGCTGATCATTCATAAAAGCAAACCAAGAATCTAAGTTTGGAAATTTATCGTTTTCTTCTGCAAAATCAAAATTAAATATATCCATGTTGTAAATGTATTAAATTATTTATAATCTTCCCACACGAGAAGCATCTTTTTTAAAATGCCTTAGCGTGTAGTCTTTTTTCTGTATAACAGTCCTGTATACTTTTTTCTCTATGCCACCCTCAGAAAACAACCAATATACCTTGTTATAGTTCCTGTCCTTGGTGGTCATCCTATCCCTAGCCTGCCAATAACTTGTGGCACTGAAGTCTATATTATAGAACACAATGAAGTCTGCATTCCTTAATGATATACCCTCACGACCACTGACAATCTGTAATGCTATATGCTTGTCCGTACTATTAAATGTCTCTAGGTCAGTACATATATCATCGCCAAAGACCTGCTTCAGCGCATCTAACTCAGCCTTAAACTTGTAAAATACACCTAGCTTCTTACCTTCAAACTTCCACTTAATAAAGTCTGCCTTGCTAGTATCTAGGACCACACTTTTACCAGACTCAAACTTAACTGTCCCACTATACATCTGATGCAGTTTAGACATGAGCTTAACTCCTGTATCAGCAAGTATAGCCTCATCATCCATCTCGATAACAAGGTCTTTCTTTAACTGATTGCACATCTCGTTAGTGTTCACTCTCACGGTAAGAATCTCCTCCTCTATCTCGGAGCTGAATCCTGCCTGCTGTTGCGTGTACGATATCATGTATGGCTTCATGAGGTCATTTATACTCTGCCTGCCATCTGAATAATTGTTTATCATGAATCCGTTTATCCTCTTCTGAGTCTTGTTTACATGGTCATCACAGAACCTGTAAAAGTTCTTGTACTCCTTGAATGGATTATTAGGGATACCATACACCTGATGATACATCTGACTGTAACTCTCAGGTGTTGGTGTCCCAGACAACAAACAAACAAATGGATTATTCTTTCTAATTAATTCTGATACCTGCTTAGCTCTCTTGCTAGGCTTAGGAAACGCACCCAATCCATGAGCCTCGTCCAGTATTATCATGTCCCACTTTATATTAGGAGCCTTGTGTATGCTCTCGTAATTTATAGTAAAAAGTGAAAACGAGTTAGGGCACATCAATTCATAGTCCGATGTTATAGACGATATCGCCTTCTTCTTTGTTAGAAATAGAACATTGTCTACACCTAACTCTTCTGCGATACCCAAACTAGTAAGCGTCTTACCAGTCCTAACTTCCATCGCAAGATACACAAACCTGTGTAAACTAATAACATTGCTAGCATCTTTTATTATTTTTTTTTGATATTCTCTAAATTCCATATCTTTAAGTTTATTATATAATCCCTAAGGT